AAGGCGGCGGGCGGGGGGAGCGAAGCGCGCTGTGCCGAAGTCTCCACGACCCTGCGGGCCAAGGGATGCAAACCGGCGGCGCAGGAAGGGCAACTGTTCACCACCGGGTAGTTCCTCGACCTGCTGGCGGAGTGTCTGAGGGGCACGCTCAACGAATCGCCGGAATGCCGGAGAACCAGCACCAGTCGGCAGGGCGCCGAACGTCTCCGCAAATGTAAGCGGTTCACGCGGTTCAGGCGGTCCGGGGAGCCCAGGTGGGCGTAGCGCCGTCGCTCGTGCCTGTGCCGCTGCTGCTTGTCCTGAAAGGCGCAACTGCAACTGCTCCTGCCGCAAGTCCTCCTGCCGCTGCAGTTCCCGTCGGGCCCGTACCCCGGCGGGCCCGCGCAACAGTGCCCCGGCCGCTAGTCTCTGCGCGATTCCCTCACCAATACTCAGGGCGGCTGGCAACTGCGGTTCGTCCTCAATGGCCGGCTCTTCAACGGGTGTAAGGCCAAGCCGAAAGAAGGCTTCCTGTCTCTCGGCCTCAATGTCCGCAACCGGCACCTGCAGGCCCGTCCGCCGGGCGCCGGGCCCCTGAGGCGGCGCCCCTGCCGTCTCGGCAAACAGCTCGCTGATAAAGGTCTGACCTAATTGGTCTCGTCGCAGTTGGACTAGAACCCGCTGGTCCTGAAGATTGGTCTGTGGCCCAAGGTCGGGCGCAATCGTAGCCAGCAGGCCCTCCGCCTCATCGGCCAGGGCGTTCATATCGCTGACGACAGCATCAATCTGGTCCTGATCGGGAACGGCCGCGGCCTGCAGGGTCGCCAACTGGCCTGACAGGGCTTGGACCTGGCCCACGGTCTCGTCATATTGGACGACAGCAGCCTGAAAGTCCCTCTCCTCCTGAAAGATGCCCTCGACAAACTCCCCGCCCTGCGGGGTTTGGATGAACGCGATGGCGTCGGCAATCGTCGACCGGTCGTCAAAGGCAACCTGGTTGCCACCGCGCAGAGGGATGCCGGATGGGAACTCGTTGAGGAGAAACCGCCCACTGGCATCAGTGGTCAGGGAACTCAGGAACAACAACTGATCGACAGAAAGATTGGCCGTTCTGGCAATAGCGGCGATCTGTATTGCTTGATTTAGCGGGACGCGGTCGGCCCGAAGGGCCCGGAACAGTTCCTCGTCAATGCCGCCGCCCCTATCCTCGGTCATTTGCGGCCCACCTGCCGATCGGACATTGACCTAATTCCAGCGCGTCCGGGCGCTTCCGGCGCCGGCAGCTGCGCGGGGATGGGGATACCGGGCTGTACTGGCTGACCGCCCTGAGCTTCCTGCGCCTGCCGACCGCGTCTCTCCTCAATGGCGTCCAGTATCTCGCGGGCATTCTCGCGCCCCTCTTCAGTGCCGTCCTCAAGAAGCGCTCTGGCGACCTTCCGTAACTTGATCCCCTCAATGGCGTCGGCGTCTTCAAGGTCCAACCGCTGTTCCGTCAGGTCGAAGTCCTCTACAAGCTGAAACTTCTCCTGAATGTCCCTGGTGGCCATCAGGCGGCTCTGCTTGAACTGCGTCGCGACGGCGGCTATGATCTGTTCATTCTGGGGCAGGTCGGGCCGCAACTTCACCGAGAAGCGCCACGAATCGTCGATGTCGTCCCTGTTCACCTTTATCTCGAATGCCTTGTTGGACGTCTCCAGTCCCCTGAGCGTCATGGTGCCAAAGTCCGCGCTCTTGACCTGGCTGACAACCTCGCCAGCCGCCCACTCCAATGCTTGCTCAACTGTCTTCTGCGATACGGCAAGCCGCTGAAGGGCAGAATCGGTGAGGAGATTGATACCCCCGAACGTCTGGGCTTGCTCAACAACCCCGCTGGCGATGGGCGCCACCCCACCGGTGTCCAAGTCCCGCCGAATCCGACCGTCGAAGACATCGGCGTCACGTGTCATTTGCGGCTGGAGACCCGGGACCCACTTCTGGCCTCTGCCTGTATCTACCGGCAATGTGGCTCCTGCCTCAGTGGGGTCACCCTGAACCTCGGGGGGAGTACCGAGGGTGCTGTCATATTCCAGTATATTACTCGTCTTGGCAGCCCGCTTGACCAGCGTCATGCGATAACTGAGAACCCGGTTCTGGGGCTCGTACAGAAACTCGTTATTGACGTACGCACTGGCGCCCATGAACTTGATGGAGTCCGTGTGGCCCTCGCTCTGGACGAAAGGTGCCGAACCCGCCGGCAGTATCAGCACGGGCGGGTGGCCGATGTCGTGGTCTGATATATCAAGGTAGCCGGCCTTCCCGCCGCCCCTCTTGCCCTTGCCGGAAGTTCCACCGCCTACAATGATGCCTTCTTGGTCATTATTCCAGACATCGCTTATCAGCACCCGCCCGTTCTTGTCGGCCGCCACGCCATGTTTGGAGAGCGCGTCGCTGCCGTGCTTTGCTATGATCTCGTCCTCACTGGCCCACCGCTCAAAGCACACCCACGGCAGCGGATTCCCCGGCCCGCCCGGTATCCACGAGATATGCAGCGGGTCCCACGGGGCCATGTCGAAAACAACCTCGCCGCCTTCCTGAAAGAGGAACACGCGCAGGCCAATCATGCCCCTGATGGTCGCCTGCCAGCCAAGAGCGGCCTGCAGGGTGACGGATTCAGGCACCATCAACAGGCGGTCATCATTCAGTTGGAAGGCAGCACTGACGAGAAGCTCGGTGTTGTGCAGATTGGTTCTCTCGTCTCTATCTTCATCTGTGGCGGGAATCCAAGTTTTGCGCCGGGCACTCGCCAAGCGGTCGACGATACCGTTGCCCAGGACGGCCGCGCTGTTGCTCGTGATGGAGTCCCACTTGCCCTCGCTCGCCGGCATCTTGAACTGCTTTTGCGTCCAGAGATCGAAGTGCCGCCCCATCCTGTCATAGAGAGGCTTCAGGCGTTCCTGCTGGATGCGTTTCTTCTCAAGTTCTTCTGCGGCTGTTCCAAACGGCATCTACTTCTTCCCCTCCGTCGCGGCATTGCGCGCTCTCGCTGCGGCTTCGGCCTTCTCCCGAGTGACGGAGGAGCCGACGACAGTACCGTCTCGCTCGACCAGTTTCCACGGTCTGTTGCCACCCCGGAACTCAACACTCACTGGCATTACACCACCCTCGTCGGAACGTCCGGCTCACCCGGCATGGCGACCAACTCCCATTCCCCGCAAATCCCTACACCAACGGGGGCAGTGAAGATCCGCCGAGCCACGCGACGGCACTGGCGGCAGATAACTCCGGGGTCTTCCTCGACACTCATAAACGGCCGGCGCGCCTCTGTGGGGTGGCCGGCGTTGCATTCGTAGTCATAGAGTGCCATCACGGTCCCCCGGGTCCAATCACCTTTACGACGTTGCGCTGGCCAGCCCGCGCGTCCCGGCGCTCAGTCGGGAAGTCGCTCACGATGTAGCGCAGCGCGTCCAGCCGGTGAAACTTCTGCTTGTCGTCAATCACCTTGGTCGGCTGAAACTGGTCGTCCAACTTGCGGCTGTAGGTCATGATTTCGTGCAAGATTCCGACCATATCGTCGAAGATGAAGAGCTTGTTGTCTCTCGTCAGGGCGTAAACGCGGTCAATGCCCATCTCGACATCGCGATTGATTGGTTTGGCAATCGGCCAGCCGGCCTGGGCGAAGTTCCGCCGCCAGTCGTCCTCGGATGGCGAACCGCCGACCCGCCGCATGACGACCTCGCCCTTGCTGTCCTCCGCCCAGGTCTGCACATGACCTTCAGCCGCCTCACCGGCCTTGTGGTACTCGCGGTAAGCGAAGAACATGCCGGTAGCGGGATTCTCCGCAAGCCAGATGGCCGCCATGTTGATCGGGCCGAAGTCGTGGCCTACATATCGCGGCCACGAGCGGTCAATATCAAACCGAGGAATGACGCAGATGTGGTCATCGAACAAATCGTAGATGAGACCGGCCGGGCGGGTGAAGCGGCCGCGGTAGAACATCTCGAACTTCCACGGCGGCATGGTGCGGCGGGCGCGCTCGTACTCATCTTTGGGGAATGAGGGGTTGTCGATGCTGTCGAACTGAATGACATCGTAGTCGGGGTCGCCATTCTCCCAGCGGTCGTAGAGTTCCTGTTTGACCCAGCCGAGATTGTACGGCGTGGTGGTCATCAGCACCCGGCCCTGGCTGATGGACAGCCGGCGAATGATGGCCTCCCACGTCTGCCGGGGGAACTGGTCCTGCCCGCCCTCGTCAATCCAAGCCGCCAGCGCGGTCGCGGATTCGATGGATTCCGGGTTGGCCGCAGAGGCAAAGAACACTCTGGTCTTCCCATCGTGGAAGTGGAACGTCATCTCGGAGCGCCGGAACGTGCCCAGATGGAACTGGGCCTCAAACAACTGCAGAAAGGCGCCAAGCATATTGACGTTCATCAGCGGATAGGTCGCCGAGACGGCCAGGTAGTCGCCCGGCCCGCAACGCTGAATCTCGCGGAGCAGCCAGAAGGGGCCGAAACAGGTGTTGTGAGTCGGCAGAAAGTCCCTGCCGGCCAGATACATCTGATTGGGACTATCGACTTGGATACATTTGACCGGGACGGACATAACGGGAGTGATTGACCGGATATAGCGCCGCTTCACCTCGGGGCGAACGGTTGCATGCTGCCGCTGCTTGCGTGCGAGCCCAAAGACGGGGACATCGCTCGTGAACGTGATGCGCCAGGCAGTGCCCAGCACCGTACCGCACTTCGTCTCTTTCTTTCGACACCGCGCCTTGATGCCGAGAGACCTGAGCAGAGTCAAGATGTCTCTCGCCAGGACAGGCTTTACCGTACTGATCTCGCAGCCGCCATCATCGGCGCAGTAGCCATCGGTATCCATCAGACCGCGAAGCAGCGCCATGCGCTGTTCTACAGAGGCAGTCAGGTAGACATCAGGGATATGCTTGTCGCCCCAGACGCCGAGAGCCTTCAGTTTCGATGATATGCTGTCGTTGGCGGTGTAGACGCCGGTTAGGGGGTCGCGGGTCTTGCCCACCTGACCAATGCTGTACGTGAGTGCCTTACCCTGTTGGACTACAGCTTTTCCGGCACCGACCAAGACCCCCTCGGCGGCAACCATCCCGGCGACTTCGGGGTCAGCGGAATAGAACTCCGAAGACGTGGATCCGCCGTCACCTTGCCATACACCAAAGCTGTACGGAGGAATTGGGAGATTGCGCTCAGGGAATTGAGTCGGCGCTGGCATATCGATGGAATAGTTAGAGCGCCACTCCCGCCGGGCGTGCAGGATAAGGTCACCCTGCATCTGCGCCGTCGTCAGTATGGAGTAGTCATCTCCCTCCGCCGCAGAACGCCGCGCCTGATTCTTTCGCTGCCTGGCCGTCTGGACACGCCAGAGGTGTTCAGCATCAGCAACAATCGAAACGCCGTCATCAAACTCAACCCGGTAGCAGTCGTGACCGTACATGGTCGGCGTCACCAATTCGACGCGGCACTCACGCCCATGCTCATCGTAGACAACGTCGCCCGGCTGGAGCGCGCCCATTGTGGTGAAACCGTCAGGGCAAGCGATGGGGGTGTCGAGCGGGAGTGCCTTGCCCCCCTGTGTGCCGCCAATCATCAGGACGAACCGCTTGAGACTGAACAATGCCCTCTGTTGTGGAGGGCTCAGGCTCACCTTAATGGTCTTGGTGGCGGGGATCTCCTCCATGAACGGCCTGAAAGCCGGTTTGGCCCCAGCTACCATCGAATACCGAAACTCCCGCCCAGTTTGAGCACCTCAAAGCTCTTTGTGCCCGCCAGCGGGTTGTAATCAACCGAGCCGCCCCCGATACCGGTGACCTTGAGCGCCCCGCGGACGTAAACGTGCCGTAGAATGAATGCCCAGAGTCTCTTCATACTTCCTCCTAGTAGATTATCACCGCGCCGACCCAAAGCATGTCGGCATCGCGCAGAATCTTGCGGTCCGCAACGGCGCTGTTGTCGCCCTTGAGGCGCCAGTACCGTCCCTGCCGGTCGTGGCCCACCTTGACGACCCGGTGGGTGACGTAGTAGCCCGTACCGGGTCCGCCGCCAACCATGATGTTGCCCCGGTGGCGTGGCGGTTGCGCGGCCAGCCAGTCGAGCAGCAAGGCATGGTCGGCCTCGGTCGCGCCCTTCAGGTAGACAACCGTGTGACCCCAGTCGTAAGCCGGGTCCATGCTGTTGGTGTTGGGTATCTGGGGCGCAATGACGCGAGGACGCTCGGCGAGCGGGATGTTGAGGTGATTCAGGTCAACCTGCAGGATACCGGTGTCGCGGTCGTACCGAATCGAACTGATGGGGACAATATCGCTCGGACTGGGCCGCTCGCCCGTGCCGCTGAAGATGCCGGCCAGCATGTGGAAGAACGCGCTGATGGGATTCATCTAAGCCCTCGGGCGATCAGAGAGACAGCCGAGATGGTGAGCCCATACCGGCACCCTATCTCTTTCAACGGCACGTGCTCCTGTGCCATCTCGCGGATATGGTGGTTCCGATCGCCGTTCTGCGCCAGCGCTGGCCGGCCAACGCGACCGCGATCCCACCTGCCCCGCCCGTCGGTGTCGCTCATCGGCTCCTCGCGGATTCGGGCCTGAACGGCCAGGGCAAAGGCCGGCGGCTCGAGGCGGTCAAACCCACATTGCAAACACTGGCTCTCTTCGCGGTCGACAATGACGTCCCCGCCACACCTCGGGCAAGCCTTGAGTCGCCACGTGGCCATCAGACCCGGCATTCCTTGTGCGTCAGAACGAACCGGCACCACAGCAGCTTGTTCCACAGGGGGAACTTGCGAATCTGGTCGACATACTCCCGCCGGGGTCGATCGCTGTACTCCCGCGGGTTTGAGTTTTTTGACCATCCTCAACCCGAACGGCCTAGCGGAGGCAAACCGGTGCCTGAATGGTTGGTCTTTTGAGCGTTGGGGGGTGGTTCTGCGTTGAGACATGATGCTAAGGGCCTCCCTCAAAAATCTCTGCGGCCTACCGGTACTGTTGTTGTTCGTGGTTCTTCTTGGCCCTTATACCCCCCTTGCTGGTGCTGCTCTTCTTTCTCCTTGCCTCTGGTGACAGCACGGGGTATGGTGAGCCAGGTCGTCGGTGGTGGACAGGGGTGGTTGTGAGCGATGGGCGCGCTTCCTACTGGGGTGACGCCGGTGCTGCGTCGCCGGTGGTGATGTAAGCGTGGGCTGCGTAGAGCGCATCATCACTGAAGCAGGCGACCTCGTCTCTGGTGAGGCAGTACCAGCCGTCCTGAGGCGTCCACCTGTGCAGCCTGTCGTCACTGATATGGGGCAGGCTGCCTTCAGGGCACGGGAGGAGCCTCAACGTGGGGCAGCAAGGCCCAACTCGGTGACCGTCGCCTTCGCCCGTGCCGATGGCTTGCTCTATGGCCTCGCCCCTCTCAAGGAGGCGATCCGCCGCCTCGTCCCTCTTGGCCGCCAGCATGTACAGCTCATCGAGGCCCAGAGCAGCATCACCCACCTCCAGGACGTCCATGATCTCCCGCATCATGCTCCGGCGTATCACCTCAGGGTCACCAATCACCTGTACCATGTTCTTTCTCCTTCAGTCCTTCCACACCTGCATATCGCCCAAGCCAGACCCCCACCGTTCAGGTGGCACGCGGTGGCAGAGCTGGGGCACGCAGTCGCACGGTGCCGTCTGGTACTGGTCGCCGTGTAGCTCCACCATGTAGGCAATGGACGCCTCTCTGTGAGCCGTCCTCTTCCCGTCCCTGTCGGCCGCCCGTTGCCTCAGGTCCTTGAGGGCAAGGGGCGCATCACAGGCGTCGCAGCCGGTCCCAGGTATGTGTAGTCCGCACTCAGGCATGTCCTTCCTCCTTCAGTCCTTCCTACCCGTGGGGCCATCTTCTCCAAAGGCGGCAAGGAACGGCGCCGGGATTGGCACCACCTCCCGCCCGGTCTGGCTGTCGAACCACGGCGTCTGGAACGACGTCGTCATCAGCAACCGGCCCGGAGTGGCCAGCATACGGCGCCGGATGTCACGCCATAGTGCCAACTGGGCGTCAGTCCACGCATGAGCAAACTCGTCATACATCATGTCTTCCCGTCCCCCTGGCCGATCTCCGCGACCTTCATCTCGTCAAGCGCAACGCCATCTTGGCAGTCGACGAACTCCACCCGGGCAAACAGCAGCATGGCCACGCCGGCGGCGACCTCTGCAACACTGCGGGGCTGGCCGTACAGCTCGCGGTTACGCCTCTCCGTGCTCCAGGCGTCGGCCTGCCAGGCCGGTCCCGATAGCTTCTCCGTCTCTTCGACGACGACGTTGCCGTTCTTGTGCGTGGTGGTCTTGGTCGTGCGTGACGTGACGGCGCCACCCTCGCCGGCGGCGTCGATCCGGGACAGACGTTCCTCGATGGAGTCAGCCTGGGCTTTTTTCATCGCCTCGGCGAACCTGAGGAACACCAAGTCAGTCTCGTCCGCGTCTCCGCCACGCTTCATCCAGTTCCAGTAGCTATCCTCACTGACGCCCACGATGGCACAGGCATGGATGGCGTAGAGCCCCTTCCGCATCTGAACCGCCAGGGCCTCAATCATGTCGTCGTTGAGGATGCCGCGGCGTCCAGTCGTCGCCTGCCCCGGCCGACGTCCTGGCAGGAGTAACTTTGGAGGATTTGGAGACTTTGGAATCTTTGGAGGATTTGGAGTCTCAGTCATGGATGGGGCCTCCAATCGCCGGCTGTCTGGTCCCAGCTGTAGGGGACGCCAGGGGTCCAGGTAGTCGAGCCCAACCACACCACTGTCACTGAAGGACAGTAACCACACTTGCAACAGACAGATTGACCGCCCGTGTTGAGGCTACAGAAGCAGTGGGCGCAGGTATCTTGACTGATTGCTGTTCCAGGTACCGCCATAGTCTCGTCCGTTCCTGATCGCTACCAGCTCTCGACTGGTGCCGGCGGGTCGTGTTGGGGACAAGCTGAACCGCGCGCCCCTGGAGCAGCGCGGTGAAGCGGCAGAGAAACTGGCCCACCGGGCACCCTGGTTGTTATACAACGTACTCTACTCTTCTCTCTCTCTACTGGGGGGGCAAAGGTGCGACGCAGAGTGATTGACATTGTGTAACTATTGTGGTAACTTGTAGGCGAGGGGGTGAGCGTGGAAGCCGGAGGGTGAGCGATACGGTTTGTGTTTGCTCTCCTTAGCTTCCAATGTATCGTGGGTGTACCGTGGCTGTATCGTCACTGTACCGTGGAGGTCCGAAGTGTCACCACACAGGACGCAGAAAAGACGGTGGTTCAAGTTCTACGCCGCCGAATCTATCAACGGCTCAATCCGCTATCAATGTACCCCGGCCGAGCGGGGGACCTGGTATGATCTGCTCGCCTTCTCGTCACTCTGCACCAACACCGGCACCATCTGTGATCGGGAAGGCGTGCCCTTTCCCCTCTCGTTCATTGCCAATCGCCTGAACATCCGGCTGGCCCTGCTCAAGCGGACGCTCGAGGTCTGCGAGCAAGACGGGCGCATCAGCCAGGACGAGACCGGTATCCACATTACCAACTGGGGCAAGTACCAGTCTGAATATGACCGTCAGAAGCCCTACCGCCAAGGTAAGGACAACCCCGAGGCGAAGCCCGGGCCAGAGCCCACCGACAACGATCCGAGTTACGTTCCATTCTAGCCGCCCCGAGCCAGCCGAGGTGGAGGAACAACCCCGGCCGGCCCTGGCGACATGAAGAGGCACCTTGCGCCGCTACCGACCTGGCGGGAGTCGGACCCGCTCCTACTGGCTGCCGCTTACTGGCTCCAAGAGGGGCTCTCACCCTCAGGCACCAGCACTCTGCCGTTGAGCTACAGGTCAGACGTGGGCGCAAAGTGCCCCATCGGTTGCCATTCTACCACAGGCTCGGCAGGTTGTCAAAGGGCGGCGGCGCGTTGGGTGGATTGACCGAAGTATGTCAGGGGCGGCGCCGGCCAGTAGGCACGAGGGGGCAAAACCTTTATGAAATCTCCACAACTGGACCCGCGAAACCTATTGACAACACCGAGCCGCAGGCTCATTATGAGGCTACAGGCATGGGGGCCTGAACGATAAGGGGGATAGACTATCATGGCAACCGAGACAGTCGCGACACTCAACAAGCTACTCAAGAAAAGGGGATGCGGCGACACCGAGGAGGTAACGCGCTACCAGGGAAAGTACCACCTTCTTCACATCTGCAAGAACGGCGCTCCGGTGCCGCTGGCAATCAGTAAGGACGCCACAGAGATTAGAGACCACATCGACCTTTACTTCGGCGGCTAGCCTGGCGCCCTGCTGCTGGTGACGTGGTCGCCGGCAGCGTGGCACCGCTAGACGGTGACCAAAGGTAAGGGGGAGTCAGTGAAAGTCACGAGCCGGGACTACGGTATCACCACACGCCGAGTGGATGGGGTCATATCAAACCTCAATTGCCACTTCTGCGACTTCATCGTGTGGCGACCAATTTATAACCCCGGTCATAGTCGGAGCGGACTAGGCAAGTTCAACCGTATGCGTGGCGCGATGGTGAAGCACCTTCACGCCGAACACAGAGGCAAACTAGACACGGCGGCCCCGGCAAGGGCTGACCAAAGGTAAGGGGGAAATCATGGAAGCACGCACACCACCGAACGAAGCGCTGGCCGACTACCAGCGCCGCAACTGCGGGGGTTGCGAACACGCCGACGCCGAGCTGGTGGGCACTGGGGAGCCCTGCTGCAACCGGACCTGGCAGGACTGCGAGCACCGCCGGCGGCAACATGAAGCGTGCGAGGCCGAAGCGACTGGCACCATACCGACGAGCCTTGACGTCCTGCCGATGGACGCCGATCACGACCAGCGCAACGACGAAGCCGCGGCGAAGTGGAAGGCTGAGCGGGAGCCCTGCTGGAAGTGCGGAAGAGCACACGGCGAGGGCGACGAGCATTGCCCGCCAGGTGAGAAATAATCGCCGGCGAATCTGGAAGGATTGTACCGCGCACACTGACCCCGACACCCATGTATGTGACCACTGGAGTTTTGCAGACGGCGACGAGTGCGGGTGGCTAGAAGGTGAATGTACTGAGGCCTGCCAGCCAGTAGGCAGTAAAGACTAACCCAACCCAGGGACAACGCCGCCTAGTGCGGCTGTCCAATACCCCT